AAGACTAGCAAACATTTTAACCACAACAGTTACAGTAAGTGTATTTATATCTGAGGGTGGTTCGACTACAAGATACATTGTAAAAGATTTATCAATACCACCTGCAAGCTCAGTAGAACTGGTACAAGGTGGAGCTAAATTTGTTTTACAAAGTGGAGATATCTTAAAAGGACAAGCTGGAACAGCAGATAGTATAGATGTCTGGGTATCAGTTGTAGACGCAATTAGTTAATAGGAGATTACATGGCAACAATAACTTCAGTGGGAGGCGTTCAGTATATTGGTGATGCACCAGCAGGTGAAACCATACATGAACACGATACCGAAATTAATAAAGATCAAATTATTACAAGTGCAGTCTTTGCAGGTCCTATTACTTTTGCAGCAACAGTAACTGTCACTGGTACGGTTGTTGTTGTATAATGGATAATATATACGACAAGAACCAACATATCCACATTGATAGAGGATCTCGCAAAATAGTTGTTACTAATCAACAAGACACTACAAACATACTTGAACAAAATAAATGGTCACAAAACAACCAAGAACAAAAAGGTGACTTACAACGTATAGCTCAAATACCTCTTATTGCATTGAAAATCAAAACCAAAGAACGCTTTGGTCATTCTAATTGGTACAAAGTTGCCAAAGAAGAACAAAAAAAAATAATAAGAGAAATGGTAAACAGTAACGAGTATATGTTTTTTAGAACAGGGGATAAAAGATTATAATGGCATTAGATTCATATACAAACTTAAAAACTGCTATAGCAAACTTCTTAGCAAGAGACGATCTTACATCAGAGATTGATGACTTTATTGATCTTACTGAAGCAGACCTTAACCGTAGACTAAGAATAAGAGCTATGGAAAACGTATCATCGTTTACTATAGACGCAGAAACAGAGGCATTGCCTACTGGTTTCTTGCAAGTACGTAGTTTTCACATAGTGCAAAACCCAAAGATTGCTTTGCAATACATGACACCGTTTCATCAGTTTGAAACAAGAGGCTCTACAGAAAGCGGAACACCAAAAGTATACTCTATAGAAAGTTCTAACTTTAGATTTAGTCCGTTGCCAGATACAAGTTACACTGCTTCTTTGGTTTTTTACAAAGCATTTGATTCTCTTGATGGCAGCACAGCCACAAATTATATTTTAACAAACCACCCAGACGTATATTTGTATGGTGCATTGTATTTTGCATCTACATTTATTAGGGGCATGGATCAGGGATCTGTTGCACAATTTAAAGCACAATACGAAGCTGCTTTAAAACAAGTAGAAGAAGCTGATGATAAAGATAAATACAACGGTACACCGTTAGTGCAAAGGTCTGGAATAAACATTAACAATTTTGATAACGTAAGATAATGCAAGTACCTTTCGGAGAGTGGTTGCCTGATTTACCAGATCATTTAAATCCTGGTGCAACGCAAGCCAAGAACGTATACCCTGCTGTAAACAGTTACAGACCATTTAAGAGCATTACACAAGCAACTGCTACTGCTTTAGACAACAGGTCTCAAGGTGCTGCATCTTTTACATCTGATACAGGTGCAGTAAGTATTTTCGCAGGTGACTCAAGTAAACTGTATAGAATACTTGCAAACTCAGTAGTTGATGAAAGTGGTGGCACAACATTTAATACTGCTGCAAATGGTTATTGGGATTTTGTTAAGTTTGGAGAAACCGTAATAGCTTTTAATGGTGTAGACGCACCGCAAGCATGGTCATTAGATACATCGGCTGACTTTGCTGCACTTGGCGGTTCTCCTCCTACATTTAGACACGCAGCAGTTGTAAACAACTTTGTCGTTACAGGGTTTCAACCAACAGCACAAAACAAAGTGCAGTGGTCATCTTTTAACAGTGCTACATCTTGGACAGCAGGTGTCAATCAATCTGACTCAGAAACATTGCCAGAGGGCGGTGTAGTTACTGGAGTTACAGGTGGACAGTTTGGTTTAATATTTCAAGAAAACAGAATTACCAGAATGGATTATAGAGGTGGTAATGTTATATTTTCTTTTAGACGTATTGAAGACAACATAGGTGCAGTACAAGGTAAAACAGTTATCAAGGTTGGTAATCTTGTATACTTCCTATCAGAAGATGGTTTTAGAGTTACAGATGGTAACTCATCTAAACCTATAGGTAACGGTAAGGTCGATAGATTTTTTAAATCAGACTTAAGATTTGCACACAGAGAAAGAGTAAAAGCTGCTGTAGATTATGCGAATAAATTGGTTTGTTGGTCATACCCATCTACTGCTAGTGGAGTGACTGATAAAATTATTATATACAACTACGAAACTCAAAGATGGTCAATTACAGAACTATCACATGAATTTATATTTAACTACATATCTCCAGGTTTTACTGTAGATGAGTTAGATAACTACCCATCATCAGGGTCTAATAACTTAGATGCTATTAATGTGCCACTTGATAGTGATATATTTGTCGGTGGGTTGAGGTCATTTGGTGTCTTTGACACCGATCATAAGTTTGGAACATTTGAGGGATCTAACCTTGCTTGTGAAATAGGCACAGGCGAGACTGAAATATTTGCACAGAATAGATCTTTAGTAACTCACGTTAGACCCATTGTGGACACAACATCTGCAACTGGATCTCTTACATTAAGAAATAGAGTTGGTGATTCACAGTCAACAACATCACCAGTCGCAACCATGCACGCTACAGGAACAATACCGTTTCATAAGAGTGCAAGATATTTTAAATTTAATATGCAAATACCAGCAGGCACAACTTGGAATGATGCACAGGGTATTGATATAGAAGCTACAAAAGAAGGATATAGATGACATTTTTAGAACAATTACAAGAATCAGCAGGTTTACTATCTGACAATATTGCAAACTCATCACCTTTTGGTAATTACACGCCAATGCAAGCATCAGATTTTGTAAACACACCATTTGGTCAGCCTATTGCACAAAACAGATTTGAAGGTAACCAATTTTTAATGCCTGATTTAACTGGTGCTTCTTACAACCCAACGGGCTTTAATCCAATCCAAGGTGGACAATTTAACTTTGGTAATTTAGGAACATACAATCCAGGTGCATTTAATCAATTTTATGGTAATCAAGGAATAACAAGTCCAGGATTTATTAGTGGAGGGCAAAAACCTGAAAATCGTGGCGATGGCATAGAAAATCTTGGTAGATTTAGAGAAATGCAAGCAAGAAATGCTTTGCGAAATGAAATAGCTGAGAATTTTGATAAGTTCAATATGCTACCTGGTTATGAAGAATCTAAGTTACCAGGTCTCTTAGGATTTTTTGATGAAACTTTGTCAAATTTAGATCGTGAAATAGCAATGGATAGAATTATGAGAGATATAGATGCATCAAAAGATTTTGGTGTTAATAAATTTGGTTTAGGAACTTCTTATAAAGGATCAAGTGGAATAGATAGAGACCCAGCAGATTTTGGAACACCGACAACAGGTCCAGCAGCAAGAGATACAGATTTAGGTAAAGGTGGTAATCGTTCAGGCGGTGGTGGTTTTGGCGGTGATAACACTGGAGGCAGAGATGCAAGTGGTGTTGGAGGAACAGGCGGTAGAAGAGGTGGAGCAGGTCCTAACTAAATGGCTAGTAAACAAAACCTAGAATACATTTACCAATACATTGACAGTGCAGAGGACTTTCAGCGTATTGTTGAAGATTTAGCGAACCAACTTATTACGTATCACAACACTGAAAACCAAGAGGTTGTTGCATGGTTTCTTGCATAAACTGCGATCATCATTGTCATTGTGGTAATAATGGTGTTTGTGCAGTTTGTAAATGTGCTAACTGCGAACATCCAAACGCACTAGATGAGTTTTGGAAAAGACTAGAAGACAATGCAGCAGCAATGATTAACTTAACAAAACATAAGGACTAATGGCACATACATATAAAAACAGTAAAGTTGATCTGTCATCTACAAGCGATACCGTATTGTATACAGTACCTGCTACAACAACAAGTATTGTAAAA